GGCGAAACAGCGAATTGAGGAGGCACAGGCGCAAGCCCGCCTGGCCTGGAACACCCGCGCGCCGATTCTGAGCGCGGAGGAATTGCAGAGATTGGAGGCCCAGCCGTGACGCGGGAAGAAGCGATTGACATTTTGGCGGAAAGCAAGCGACAGAATGAGGTTATGAGAGATAACCCAAGCACGTTTTTGGTGTCACACCAAATGGCTGATGGAGTTAAAAATGCAGAAAGACGAATTGCAGCTCTTAACCTCGCCCTTTCCGCCCTCCGCCCCGTCAGCCGTGAGCAGGTGGAGCGGGTGCGGGGAGAATGGATAAACACCAACAAAGAGGTGGAGCAAATGTGTAAATGCTCAAAGTGTGGGTATCCAATAAGCTATTTTTGGAGTAGAACACCATTTTGTCCTAACTGCGGCGCTCCCATGACGGACGAGGCCGTGGACATGGTGCTGAAGAGATAGGAGGTGCCGAAAGATGACCAGACCTGAATTTATTGCCCTGATTGGTCAGGATAGGAGCGGTGGAGCGCAACATTGTGACGCCGCTTCTGGCGGTGCAGTATTTGCGGCAGAACTTCACCATTTCCTACAGCCGCTCCGGCCATGTAATTACGGCCCGGCGTGGGGTGCGGGAGAACCGCTTCTACCTGTTCGGCGGCAAGGACGAGAGCTCCTACACGCTGATTCAGGGTATCACCCTGGCGGGGGTTTTGCTGGACGAGGTGGCCCTGATGCCCCGCTCTTTTGTGGAACAGGCCATGGCCCGGTGCTCCGTGACAGGGGCAAAGCTATGGTTCAACTGCAACCCGGAGGGGCCGCAGCACTGGTTCCGGCAGGAGTGGATTCTAAAGGCGGAGGAGCACAAGGCCCTCCATCTGCACTTCACCATGGAGGACAACCCGGCGCTGGACGAGGCCACCCGGGCCAGATACCGGAGCATGTATGCCGGGGTGTTCTACCAGCGGTACATTCTGGGCCTGTGGGTCATGTCGGAGGGGCTTATCTACGACATGTTTGACCAGACAGAGAATGTCTACCGGACGCAGGAACGCCCGGTGGATCTGGAATGGGTTTCCCAGAGAACCGTGGCCTGTGACTACGGTACCGCCAACCCTACGGTGTTTCTGGACATCTATGACCACGATGGAGTGATCCGGGTGGACAGGGAGTACCGCTGGGACAGCCGGAAGGAGCGCCGGCAGAAGACCGACCAGGAGTATGCCGACGACCTTCTGGACTTTCTGGGCAGGGAATGGTGCGCGGTGATCGTAGATCCCTCGGCGGCCTCGTTTATCGAGGAACTGAGGCGGCGGGGGGTGTATGTCATCCCTGCGGAAAATGAGGTGCTGGACGGCATACGCAAGACCGGAAGCCTGTTTCACCGCAGAAAAATTCTGGTCAGTGAAGCCTGTGCCGGCCTGCTGGACGAACTGGGCACCTATTTGTGGGACGAGAAGGCGGGCCAGCGGGGGGATGAGAAGCCCCTGAAGGAGCGGGACCACGGGCCGGACGCCCTGCGCTATTACATCAATTCACTGCCGGACTGGAGGTTCGAGTAAGTGTCCAGACGCAATAAAAGCCGCCCCAGGGGCGCACAACCAAATACCGAGGCGGTGAGCGTACAAGACGCATTTTCCAACCCGCTGTTCCGGCTGGGCTATGGCTCCCAGTCGCCGCTGGAGGCCACAGAGTATCCGCTGACCCGGATGACGGACAACTACGCCCTGCTCAACTCCCTCTACCGGGACAACTGGGTAGTACAGAACGTGGTGGGCATCATCCCGGACGACATGACAAAGAAGTGGTTCGCTCCCGCCGGAGCGGTGGGGCCGGAGCACCTGAAGGAACTGGATCGCGTTCAGCGCGTGACGGCGCTCCGGGAGCGGGTCAACGAGGGACTGCGGTGGGGCAGGCTGTACGGAGGCGCCGCCGGACTTATCATGATCCGCGGACAGGAGGGGATGCTGGGCCAGCCACTGGAGCTGGAGAGCATTTACCCCGGTACCTTCCAAGGGCTTTACATACTCGACCGCTGGCAGGGCGTGGTACCCGGTATGGAGCTGGTATTCGAGGGCGGAGAGCCGGTGCCCGCCTATTACTCCATCACCGACGCCAGGGGGAACACGGTGGCGAAGGTGCACCACTCAAGGCTGGTGCGGTTCACCGGCCGCGACCTGCCCTTCCTGGAGCGGGTGGCGGAGCTGTACTGGGGAGAGTCCGAGGTGGAGGCCCTATACAATGATGTGGTTAAGCATGACAACGTGGCCGCCAACATGGCCGCGCTCACCTTCCGGGCCAACGTGGACACCATGGAGGTGCAGAACCTGGACCAGCTCTTTTCCGTTACGTCCGGGGAGCAGCAGAGGCGGTTCTGGAATGTGATGCAGGCCCAAAGCGTGATGAAGTCCAATTTCGGCATGCAGTTGGTCAACCGGGGTGACCAGATTAAGAATACCCAGTACACCTTCACCGGGCTCCAGGAGGTCTACGACTCCATGTGCCTCGACCTGTCCGGCGCGTCCCGGATTCCGGTGACCAAGCTGTTCGGACGCTCCCCGGCGGGGATGAACGCCACCGGGGAGAGCGACCTTCGGAACTACTATGACTACGTGGACACGCTGCGGGAGGCCAAGCTTCGGCCCATTCTGGAAAAGCTGCTGCCGGTCCTGGCCATGTCAGCCTGGGGGGCGGTACCCGACGGGCTGGACATCACTTTCCCGCCCCTGTGGACTCCCACGGCGGCCGAGGTGGCGGAGATCGCGCTGAAAAAGGCCCAGGCCATCCGGGATACCTTTCAGGCGGGCCTGTTCCGGGCGGACACGGCTCAGAGGGAGCTCAAGAAGCTGGCGGACGAGACCGGGATGTTTGACAGTATTTCCGAAGAGGAGATCGCGGCCAACACCGGGAAAACCTACCAGGATGTGACCGCCCTGCGGGATCCATTGGCAGGGCTGGGGTACGGAGGGGAGATATCCGCCCCTTTTGAGGGGGCCGCGCAGGACGCGCTGACATGGGATTATTCGCCCAGCCAGCCAAGGGATAAAAAAGGGAGATGGACAAGCGGCGGCGGAAATAGTAAAATTGGGAAAACAAAGTACGCGCCGTCAAAGAGGGCGAACAAGCGGGGGAAAACCGTCTCAGCCAAGACCTTCGGTATTCTGCGGGGTGAGTTCAATACCAAATATCCGGGAGCCAAAACGGGACAACAAGGTCAAGTCAGCTATAAGGGCAAGCGGTATTGGCTTGAGGCGGATGGTAGCGGAAGTGTGATCGTTAAAAAGTCCTGGAAGGAGTGACGCTTGTATTATGGGGGAGAATGGACATTATCAGTTAATAGCGGCCCTGCGGCCCTTTGTCCATGAAGAGGAATCAAGAATTGAATCTTTTTTGGAAGAAGATTTAGAGTGGTTTGTTGAAGCGATAGAAGCATTTGGCGTGGAAGATTTAATGATGCAATATATAAAAAGAAATCCGAATGCTACCACACAAGAGCTGTATCATTATTTTTCTGATAATACTGGCGACTGCCCGCCAGGGCAGGAAGATATTTGGGAAGACAACGAGAGGGAATAAGCATGGCGAAAGACGATTACTTTGTGTTAGTCAATAAATTCCTGCGTTATCTGTATAAATGCCTGAAACAGAATATAGCCCCTGACTGGAATCTGCTGGCCCCCAACACAAAGGACTTCCCAGTCCACGAGGAATACTTCACCTACATGCTGGCCCATCTGCTGGCAGATGGATACATCGAGGGGATTGCAGAAGTCCGGAGAATTGGGAGCCCTGTTCAGTTCAAGGAAACCAGCGGCCTAAAAATCACTCCTGCGGGCATTGAATACCTGGAAGAAAACTCCACCATGAAGCGAGTGACGGAATTTCTTGGGCCGGCTGGTGAGATTGCGGGAACAGTCCTTTCTAAGTTCTGGTGATACTCTATGCCAACGCTGAATCGGGCGCCGAATGAGAAAGAGCTGGAAACGCTCGTCTCCATCTATCTAAGAGCGGAGACCGCCATCATCAACGAGATTGGGCGGCTTCGCTCCCAGGGCCTGGTGGATTACCACGCTGTGGCCGCCCTGGAGCGGGTGCAGGCCATCCTCCGGCAGATGGAATCAGACTGCTGGGAATACGTCCCAAAGATGATTGAAAAGCAGTTCTATGTCCGGGTGCCAGAGGCCCGGAAGGCCCTGGAGGTGCCGGAGACGGCGGCCAAGCACGCCGCAGGCTACGCCAACGCGGCCGTGCTCACGGGTGAGCAGCATGCCATTGTGGACCGGCTGGCGGCAAACTTGATGGGGGAGATTACCGACGCCTCCATGACTGTGATGGCTACCCTGCAATCCGCCCTGATTGGCCGTGTGGAGCCGGATGTATACCGCCGGGTGGGGCTGGAACAGGTGGCGGCGCAACAGGCCGCAGGACGCGGCGTGAACGCCTCAGTGCCCGCCTTTGTGCAGGCGCTCCGGCGGGAGGGCGTCCGGGCCTTTACTGACAAGGCGGGCCGGGACTGGAGCCTGCATACTTACTGCACGATGGTCTCCCGCACCACCTCCCGGCAGGCGGAGGTGCTGGCGGTGCTCACCGCGGACCCGGAGCACGACCTATACATGATATCCAGCCACGGCACCACCTGTGCGCTGTGCGCGCCCTACGAGGGCCGGGTATACTCCCGTAGCGGCACAGACCCGGACTTCCCACCCCTGGCGGCGGCGTTCGGGAAGGTAGACCCGGCGGGGCCGGACACACTGGCCAACACCTGGCTCAACATCCACCCCAACTGCCTCCATGTGCTGCTGCCCTGGACGGCGGCGGGCCGGACAGATGAGGAGATCCAAAAAATAAAGGATTTCTCCAACCCCCGCAAGAACCCGTTCAGCCGAGACCCGCGGTCGGAGAGCCAGATTGCGGCTTACCGCAAAAAAGAGCGGGCCCGGGCCCAATGGCTGGCGGATTACCGCCAGTGGGAGCGCTACCGGGTGACGCTGGGGAACCGGGTGCCCGGGAGATTTGAGACCTTCCTGCATCAGAAGCGGGAGGACGGAGAGCGGTACCGTCTGTGGCGATTGGATTACCGCAGGAGGGCCGGGCTTTTGGAGCATCCAGAGCGGGCACTTCCCGGAGCAGACAAAGCCAGCGCCGCAGACGCCAAATTTACAGGGTATTTTTTTAACCCGGAAAGCAGAGACGGGTATCCAAAGGGGGATGCATTTTCGTCCCGCTTAGGCTATAATAAAGACAACTGGGAAAAGATGCGGGAAGAAATTCTGGATGCAGCAACAAGGTATCCCTCTGTACTCAAACGGGAGGATGTTCATGGAAGGCGTTATGAACAGTTGGTTGTCCTGTATGGACGTAAAGGAAGCCCTGCGAATGTACTGCTTGCCTGGAATGTCAGACCGGATGGAACAACCCACTTTGTAACAGCTCATATGGAGAAGATATAAATGGCAAAATATCAGCAATATGAATCTGTTTTACTTAAGGATGGCCGGATCGCCACAATTGTGGAGGTCTATGAGCCGGGAGCCTATGATGCCGATATTGGGGATTCTCCCGAAGATTGGGCGACGGTTTATGGTATCACAGATGATGAGATTGAGCGGAAAGCGACCGAACAGGAGATGGATAGGAAGTACCGGGAATCCATGCGGCAGCTAAGGGAACAGGGAATTTTGGAGTGAAGGAAAATGACAGAGCAAGTGATACGGGCCATTGAGGCCGCGCTCAAGCGTGGACTGCGGGTGGAGTTGCTGCTGGACAAGGATGGAACCATCAAGGTGCAGACGGTATCCCGCAAGAAACTGAATATTGTTCCCACGCCCTGAATGGTGGGCGGGAAGAGCTGAATGGAGCTGACAGGAGAAATCCTGCCGGCTCCTTTTTTATTTGCAAAGTGAGGTGACGGCATGACCTATCTGGAACTGCTGCAAAGGGCGCTGGCCGAGGAGATCGAGGCCACGCGGCTGTATCTGGCCTGTATGGCCCTGGCACCGCGGGAGGATCTGGGGGTACTGCTGGAGATCAACAAGGACGAGACCGACCATGTGGCGCTGATTTCCTCCCTGATCTCCCGGCAGACCGGCCGGGACGCGGACTATGCCGCAATGGTGCCGGGGGTGGACTGATGGCGGTTGCGTACTATGGCTCCCATATCTCGGAGCACCTGGTCAAGACGCCGGAGGGATACCTGATCTGCTACGATGTGCCGATCAACCGGACCGGCACGCAGATGTATACGGCGGGAGAGCTGGGGCTGGAAGGAGAACCGGAGCGGCCAGTGACCGTCTACCGCCTGGAGGAGGACGTGTTCTCTCCGGCGGCGCTGGCTAGCCTGGAGGGAAAGGACATCACCAGGGGGCACCCGGCGGAGATGCTGGCTGCGGAGAACCAGGCTTCCTACTCCAAGGGGCACCTGGAGCATGTGCGCCGGGATGGGGACAACACCGTGGCCGACCTGATTATCAAGGACCCCGGACTGGCCTCCGACGTGGAAAGCGGCGTGCTGAGGGAGGTCTCCTGCGGCTATTATTGCAGGTTTGAACCATACCTGGACGGATACCGGCAGACAAACCTGGTGGGCAATCACGTGGCGGTTGTGCCGAGAGGCAGGGCGGGCCACGGTGTTGCAATAAAAGACCACGCCGCCGGAAAGGCGGAGAAAGGACTGAAACGAATGAAAAAAGAGACCAAAGAGGCGCTCTACCGGTTCTTCGGCCTGGCGGCAAATGACGCTGCACCGGAGGAGCTGGAGCAGTTGACCCGCGATGTGAGTACGGTCGCCACTGCGCTGGACGCCGAACCCGCCGCAAAGGCGCCGGAGGCGGAACCCGCTGGTGATGCAGCCCAGGCTTCTGTCGAGATGGTGGAGCGCGCCCCCAAGGGTGACGACATCGGGAGCAAGCTGGACCGCATTCTGGAGATGCTGGAGGCGAAGGCCCGGGGAGGCCGGGGAGAGCGCCCCCTCCACGATGAAGAGGACCTGGACGACCTGATTGAGAAGCTGGCCGGAGAGGAGACGGTGGCGAAGGAGAAGGCGGTCACTATCCCCGCCGAAGAAATGGCGGACCAGTTGATGGAGCCCGGTACACGGGATGCGGCTGTGGCCCTGCTCAAGAAGGTGCGCCCCGCTGTGGCGGCCATCCAGAACCGGGCCGAACGCGCCCGCGTGGTGGATGCGCTGCTCTCCACCATCCAGGGTCCCGATGTGATGAGCGGGATTGTTCAGGCCGCCCGGGACAGCGCACAGAAGGCCGCCGACACGGCCAGGCGCACCAGCTATGAGACTGCCTGCGCCGAGGCGCAGGCAGCCTATGCAGCCCGTAATCCCCACAAGGCGGGGAAGGAGGGGGAATGATGCCCCTTCGTCCTCAGACCATTGGCCGGGATATGTCCCATGGCTTTTCCGGCAGCTATGCCAGACAGCCGGATATGATCGTCACCACCGCCCCTTTGGGCGGAGCGGAGGACATACCCTTCGGGATGCCCCTGGTACGGGGGCAGAAGGGCGAGGTGATCCCCATGGGGGCTGGAAACACCGGAAACCAGTTCATCGGCGTGGCCGGCCGGGAGGTCAAGTCCGCGTCCGAGTTTTACAGCCAGAATGAGGGGCGGTACGGCCCGGGAGAACCAGTCTCCGTATTCCAGCGAGGGTGCATCAACGTAAGGTGCCGGAAGGGCGCTCCGGCGGTGGATGGAACAGTCTATGTCCGGGTAACTGCCAGCGGAGGCTATCAGCCGGGCGACTTCGAGGCGGAGGCGGACGGGGAAAACACTGTGGCGCTGGTCAACGCCCAGTGGGGCGGCCCGGCGGACGGGAATGGCGTGGCCGAGCTGCGCATTGCCTATGTGGGGCCAGTGCCCGCAGCGCAGGGCACTGCGGGGCCTCAGGGCCCCAAAGGGGACCCCGGCCCACAGGGGGAACCGGGACCGCAAGGGGAAACTGGGCCGCAGGGGCCCGCAGGACCGGAAGGCCCCAAAGGGCCAAAGGGTGACCAGGGGCCGGCCGGGCCGTCGTATACACTGCCCGCTGCCGCCGCAGCCACCCTCGGAGGCGTGAAGCAGATGGCCGCCATTGCGGACCTGAGCGCAGCCCCCACGCAGCAGGATTTCAACAACCTATTGGCCGCGCTCCGCACCGCGGGGATGCTGGCTACATCGTAAGGAGTGAATATTATGGGACTCAACCCCCAGGTGATCGGCAAGGAAATGCCCCACGGGTTTGCGGGCTGTTACGCCCGGCAGCCTGACATGATTGTAAACACGCGCCCCGCCGGAGGCGGCGCGCCCATTCCCTTCGGCACGCCGCTGAAATACGACGGAGCAGAGGTAGTCCCCATGGGAGCAGCCGCAACCGCGGCCCAGTTTGTGGGCGTGGCTGGAGCTGAGATCAAGAGCGCGCTCACCTATCTGGACCAGAGTCAGGGCCAGTATGCCCCTGGCGAGCCGGTGAGCGTCTTCCAGCGCGGGGCCATCAATGTGAAGTGCCAGCGCGGCACTCCCGCTCTGGGCGGCGCGGTCTATGTCCGCATCACCGCTAACGGCAGCTTTTCCACCGCCGCTGTGGGAGGCTTTGAGGCAGAGGACGACAGCGGCAAGGTGGTGCAGCTCACCAATTGCCAGTGGGCAGGGCCCGCCGATGCCAACGGTGTCGCGGAGCTGCGTATCCTGACCATGAACAACGCCTGATAGGAGTGACATAGAATGAGCTTTCAGAATGTAGGAACCTACAATGCGGGGGTGTTTACCCCCAAGGCGGCCGGTCCCGCCCCCGTGGGCGGCGTGCCCGTCATGGACGCCGACGGCATCGCCTCTGGGGGCGCCTTTCTAGTGAGTGAGCTGGAGAAGCGCGACCCCCTGATCCGCAAGCCACTGACCAGCTTTACCTATCCCAGGGACATCGTAATCCAGACCGGCGGCGGCTGGGTGGATTACGTGTCCGCCATGAGCGTGGCCTATGGTATCACCGGCGGCGCGGTCAACAGCCCCGTGACGGCCGGCGGCGCCAACGGCATTCCCGTGGTGCAGGCCAGTGTGGACAAGGGGGTATACAAGGCCCACGTGTTCGCCGCCGCCCTGCGGGTGATGTTCCAGGATATGCAGCGGGCCAACTACATCGGCCGCAGCCTGGACAACCTGCTCCAGGACGGCGTGAGAATGGCCTACGACAAGCACATGGACGCCAATGGTTATGTGGGTATCGGGGACTACGGGACCACCGGCTTGGTCAACAACCCAGACGCCACCGAGACCACCGCCGTCAACGGCGCAAAGGGCACCGCCGCCTGGGCCACCAAGACCCCCCAGGAAATCCTCAAGGACGTGAACGACGCCATTACCTCTGTGTGGGCCGCAAACGAGTACGACGAGACTGCTGTGCCCAACCACATCCTCATTCCCTATGAGCAGTACAACTACATCCTCACCACTATGGTTACCGACCTGGCCACCGAGACCATCTATGACTTCCTGCTGAAGAACAACGCGGCGGCCAAGAACGGCGGCTCCCTCTTCATCGGGGCCACCCGGTGGTGCAAGGGCGCGGGTACCGGGGACAAGGACCGGATGGTGGTCTATGTGAACCACGAGCGCTTCGTCAAGATGGACGAGCTGGTGCCCATGAGCCGCATCATGTCCGCCCCTATCACCGGGCCCTATCACAAGAACCGGGTGATCCGGCTGCTGAACACCATCGCCAACGACATCTATCAGCAGTTCTCCGATGGCTACATCGGCGTGGTCAACAACAACGAGCAGGGCCGCATGATGTTCAAGAGCGCCATCGTGGGGTATCTGCTGGACATCCAGGCCAATAACGGCATTCAGAACTTTGAGGCCGAGGACGTGACCGTAGAGCCCGGCGAGGCCATTGACGCCATCGTGGTCAACCTGGCGATCCAGCCGGTGGACAGCGTGGAGAAGATCTACGTCACCATCACCGTGAATTGAGGGAGGTGTGAATATGGCTTATCTGCTGGCAAAAGACACCGTCACCGGCGCGGAGGGCTCCGTGGTGGTTACCAAAGAGGGCCGGAACTATGTGGTGGCCGGTATGCGGAATATCACCACTAATGCGGAAATCCAGAGCAGCGATATGCGGGTCATCGGCACCCGCACCATCCAGGACAAGCCCAACGGGGCCAAGCTGACGGGTACCGGCAACATCTATTACGGCACCAACCTGTGGACGGACATGGTGCTCCAGTACATCCAGACCGGCGTCATGCCGGAGTTTGATATTCAGATTACCAACTCCGATTCCGCTTCGGCGACACTGGGCTCCCAAGTTATGGCCTATTACGGATGCCACCTGACCGGCACCGTGCCCCTCTCCGTTCTGAACAGTGAGGAGACCATGCTGAACTATGACTTCAACTTCGCCTACACCCGCGTGGCACGGCTCCAGGCGTTCAACGATCCGGCCCAACTGGGTATTTAAGGAGGAACCGATATGAGTAAGCTTTCCGCATTTCTGCATCCCGTCACTACCTCGGAGGAGAAGGAGGTTGTCATCTCCAACCGCTTCCAGGACGAAAGTGGCCAGCCCGTGCCCTTCAAGATCCGGGCGCTAACCCAGGAGGAGAACGACGCCATCACCCGGCAGGCCACCCGCCGCCGGAAGGAGGGCGGACAGACAATCGAGCAGTTGGACAGTGTGGATTTCACCCGCCGCATGGTGGTGGCCGCCACGGTGGAACCCGACTTTTCCAGCAAGGAGCTGTGCGACGGGTGCGGCGTCCTGGACCCGCTGCTGGTGCCCGGTAAATTGCTGCTGTCCGGCGAGTATGCCCGGCTGGTCAAGGAGATTACGAAGCTGTCCGGCTTTGTGGAGCAGGAGGATGAGGTAAAAAACTGATGGACGGGGCCGGCTGGGACACGGAGATGCTGGTGTCATATTACTGCTTCGTGAACCTCGGCTGGGCCCCGTCCCGGTATGACGCCCTCCCGTCCAGGGAGAAACAGCTGGTGACCGAGTTCGCCCTGAAAAGCATGAGAGACCAGAAGGAAGCCCAAGACCGGGCGAATTAGAGGTGAGAGCATGGCCGCAATTCGAGAAACCCTGATTCTGGAGGATAAATTCACGTCCACCATGACCCAGTGCTTACAGGTAGCGCAGAGGATGGCAAATATGCTGGACGATGTGCGGGCTTCCACGATGAATGTGGAAACCGCCGCTGCGGCCACAGCCGTACAGATGCAAGAACTTGCGGGGAAGATGACGCAGACCAACAGCCGGGGGACATCCCTGCTTGGTACGATCCGCAACCTCGCAGGCACCTTCTTGGGTATGCAGTCCGTCCGCTGGCTGGTAAACACCTCCGACCAGCTCACCAGCATCAACGCCCGGTTGCGGCTCATGACCGGCAGCGCCGAGGCGGCGGCCGCAGCCCAGGAGGAGATTTATCAGGCGGCCATGCGCAGCCGTGGAGCCTACGCCGATATGGCGGACTTTGTTTCCCAGCTCGGCACGGTAGCCGGGAACGCATTTACAGGAACGGACGAGCTGGTGGCTTTCGCCGAGCAGATTCAAAAGCAGATGGCGATCTCCGGGGCCTCCGGTGCGTCTGCCCAGGCCGCGCTGGTGCAGCTTACCCAGGGCCTGGCCTCCGGCACCCTGCGGGGCGAGGAGCTCAATTCGGTGCTGGAGCAGACCCCCATGATTGCCCAGACCATCGCGGAGTATATGGGCGTCACCACCGGGGAGATGCGGGAGCTGGCCAGCGAGGGAAAGGTCACTGCGGAGGTGGTCAAGAACGCCATGCTTGGGGCGGCGGAGGAGACCAACGCCCAGTTTGAGCAGATGCCCATGACCTGGGCGCAGGTGTGGATGATGTTCCAGAACGTTGCCATTCAGGCCCTTGACCCGGTGCTGGATGCAATCTCCTGGCTGGCAAATAATATCGACCTAGTGGGCCCCATTGTCCTGGGCCTGGGTGCTGCGTTCGGCGTGTTCCTTCTGGCAGCCAACTGGACCAACATTTGCACGGCGGCGACTACGGCCTTGACAACCGCACAGGAGATGCTTAGGGCGGTCATGGCGACCACCTGGGGGCTGCCGCTTATCATCATTGCGCTGGTGATCGGGGCCATTTACGCAGTGACGGCGGCGGTGAATCACTTCGCCGGGACCAGTGTGTCGGCCACTGGAATTATTGCCGGAGTGGTTATGACAGCCCTGGCCGTTGTAGGAAACCTATTTGTTGCATTGTTCAATTTGCTTACCGATGGATGGGTACTTATTTACAACCTGATTGCCGCAGTGGCAAATTTTATCGGAAACGTGTTTACTGACCCTGTAGGCTCGGTAGCCCGCCTGTTTTTTGACCTGGCGGATACGGTGCTGGGGGTTCTCCAGGCTATTGCGTCGGCGATTGACACTGTTTTTGGGCTCAACTTGGCTGGAGCGGTACAGGGATGGCGTGACAGTTTGGGTGGATGGGTAGACAAGACTTTTGGGCAGGGAACCGAAGTAATGGCAAAGCTTAACGCCAATGACCTGCATTTAGGAAGGTTCGAGTATGGGGCGGCCTTTGGCACGGGCTATAACTGGGGAGCCAATCTGTTCAGCGGAAATGGGAACGACGCCGTTGGCGCGGCTCTTTCCGGCGTGCCCTACGACGAGCTCTCCGGCCAGTTGGGCGATATCGCCGGGAGCGTAGGGAGCATCGAGAAGTCGGTCAAGATGAGCGACGAGGACATCAAATCCCTGGTGGACGTGGCGGAGCGGCGGTATGTGAACAACGTCAACCTGACGGCGCAGACTCCGGTGATCACGGTCAACGGAGCCAACACCGGGCGGACCGCCGCCGACCGCCAGAGCCTCGCCAATGCCATCCGGGACATTCTGATCGAGCAGACCGCCTCCGGCTCCACGCGCAGCACGGCGCGGCCCGCAAGCGGATAAGAAAAGAGGAGGCCGGTATGTCCGTCAATAACTTCGGATTGTTTTTCACGCGGGACGGTACGGTCATCCGCCTGCCGGTGAACCCGGAAAAGCTGCCCGTGGCCCGGGACAACGACAACAGCGAATACAACGTGCTGGGCATCGGCCCCATCATGATCCCCCGCATACCCAAGCTGCGGGAGGTAACCATTTCCTCCTTTTTCCCCGGGCGGGAGTTCTCTGGAAGCAATCAATGGGGCGCCTTCCACCCGCCTGAGTATTACATCCAGTTCTTTGAGAGCGCCATGAACGACAAGGCGCCCATCATCTACACCCCTGTGCGGTACTATGAGAACGGGGAGCCATTCATGACTGGCGACACCGGCTTTGAAGTGCTGGTCACCCAGTTCAACACCGAGGAGCGCGGAGGGGAGACCGGCGATTTTTACTACGATCTGACTCTGACCGAGTATCGGGATTATACCCCGCAGTCTCTTTCTGCACAGAGCGGCCGGCAGCCCGCGGGGATGCCGGTGGAAGTCACAGCTGAACCCTCCCGCACAATCCCGCAAGGACAGCTTTATGCCGGTGCGGCGTGCATTGCCAACGGCTCCTATTTTTATACCAGCTACGGGGATGAGCCACACGGCACGGCCTCCGGACGGAGGGTATTGGTGTCACGGATTGTAGACGCCACCCGCCCCGCCAGCGTCCACATCACAGACGAGGCCGGGAATCCCCTGGGCTGGATAGACAAAAACGCCCTCCAGGTGGTGAGCGATACGTGAAGACAGAGCTGATTATTGCCAACAAGTCCGGCGGAAAGATGTGGGAGATATCCAACTCCGTGCCGGAGGTTACCTGGAGCACGGAACGCACCGGTTCGCCGGGCACACTGAAATTCAATGTACTGAAAGCCGGGGATCTGAGCTTCGCCGAGGGCGATATCGTCCGGTTCTCGGCGGACGGCCAGCTCCAGTTCTACGGCTGGGTATTCACCAAGAGCAAGGACCGCTGGGGGGAGATTCAGGTCACATGCTACGACCGCATCCGCTATCTGAAGGCCAACGCATCCTATAACTTTGAGGCGCAGACCGCCGGGGATATGCTCCGGCAGATCGCCGCCGACCTCCAGATTGACGTGGGGCAGGTAGCGGATACGGGGTACGCTATCCCGGACTTCTATAAGGAGGACGAGAGCTGCCTGGATATCCTGGGGGAAGCCATCCAACAGACCCTGCTCAACACCGGGAACATCTATGTACTGTTCGATGATGGAAACGGACTGGCCCTCCGGCAGCCCCGGGATATGGTCTCCAACGTGGTCATCGGCGACATGTCCCTGCTGACCGACTACACCTACAAGACCGACATCGACGAGCAGACCTACAACCACGTCAAACTGGCCCGGCCCAACGAGGAGACCGGCAGGGCGGATGTGTTCGTAGCGGAGGACAGCGCCACAATTGGACAGTGGGGCATGCTCCAGCTCTACCAGACGGTGGATGGCACCATGAATGACGCGCAGGTACAGGCCCAGGCCCGGGCCACCTTGTCGTGCTATAACCGCCGGATGCGGACGTTGAAGGTATCCTCCCTGGGGGTGCCCGGCCTGCGGGCGGGACAGATGGTGCTCATGAAGGTGCAGGGTCTTGGGGATATCAATCTCGACCAATACGTCCTTTTGGAGAAGGTGACCCACACCTGGGCAAATGACGACCACACAATGGAGTTTGAAACCCTGGGGCTGGAACATGTGTAAGAGGTGAGTGCGTGGATCTGAAAGATGTTCTGTACCAGATGATGCAGGAGAACACCGCCGCCGGGCAGCCAACAGACCTGCGGGTGGGCACGGTGACCAGAGAAGAACCGCTGGAGATTACCATTAACCCTGCCACATCTCCCCTGAGACGGAGGCAGCTCTGCCTCACTGAGCCGGTGATTGAGAAGAAAATCCCGGTACTGGCCCACAGGCACCGGATTCAGACTCTCTCCCACACCCATGCCAACTCGGCGGGCACCACCACCACGGGACTGGACGGCTCCTACCTGGGGGAATACGCTCTGGTGTCTGAGGGGGCGGACGCCGCCCTGCAGGGGGAGGACATTGTGTGCTGGGAGGACGGGAAGAAGCTGCCTGTCAAGGACGGTTTTATTATCCTGAACCGCAGGCTGGAGGAGGGGGACAGAGTGCTCCTGCTGCGGGTACAGCACGGGCAGAAGTTCATCGTCCTGTCCCGGATTTTTGAGGAGGAAGCCTGATGCCGACTTTACCTACATCCGCCATCGACCTGTCCGCCGGGGTGTCCTTCGTCTCCCAGCCCTCCAGGACGTGGTATATCAACAAGGAAACCAACCGCATCCAGGGGGAATGTGACGGCTGGCAGTCCGTCCGGCAGGCTGTGGAGGTCATTCTCAATGTGGAGCGGTTCCGCTGGCAGATTTATTCCCCCTACTCCGGGATGCAGTGGGATGGGCTCATCGGGCAGGACCCAGGGTATGTGGCCTCGGAACTTCAGCGGCGTATCACCGAGGCGCTGAAAATGGACGACCGGGTGCGGGGGATCTCCGGCTTTACGTATGCCGTGGAAGGGGATATGTTGAGGGCCTCCCTCACCGTGAACACAGTATATGGAGAGATGCAGACCAGCGTGGAGGTGGATATCACTTGATTGACTTTACTCAAGAGACCTATGCGAGCCTCCGTCAGGAGATGCTGGACCGGGTGCCCGATACTTATGACAAGCGGGACACGGCCCCCATCCCGACGGCCATCTCTCCGGCGGCCTACACCCTGGCGGGTTTCTATCTCAGCCTGGATCAGGTACAGCGGGCGGCCTTTGTGCAGACAGCAGTGGGGGATTCCCTGGATATGCTGGCTGTGATTGGCGGCCTGACCCGATATCCGGCCTCCGCCGCGGTACGCCTGGGCGTGTTCAATACCTCTGTGCCCATTGGAGCCCGGTTCTCCACCATCAACGGAGCGGGCTCAATCAACTTTACCGTAACGGCGGCAACCGATACGGGGAACCAGTACCAGCTGACCGCGGAGACCCCCGGCGCCATCGGAAACGAGTACACCGGGCCCATCCTGCCGATTACCGCCATTCCGGGGCTGACCAGTGCACAGATTACGGATATCCTGGTGCCTGGTGACGACACGGAGACCGACAGCGCATTTCGGGAACGGCTGATTGAGGCGCTCAATAACCGTCCCTTTGGCGGCAATATTGCCGACTACCGCCAGAACATCCTCGCCATTGACGGCGTGGGCGGGGTGCAGGTATACCCCACCTGGAACGGCGGTGGCACTGTGAAGCTGTCCGTGCTGGGGGCGGATTTCCTGCCTGCCTCATCCACACTGGTGGAGAAGGTGCAGAATGCCATCGACCCGCCCCCCGACCAGGGGCTGGGGCTGGGCTTGGCCCCTATCGGGGCAAAGGTGACGGCGGTGGCCCCGACAGAGTTGGCGGTGAATGTCTCTGCCACCCTCCTGCTGGCCGCCGGACATGCCATCGGACAGGTGCAGGAACCGGTGGAGCAGGCCATTGAGACATATCTGCGCAGCGTGCGGCAGGGGTGGGACACCAACGTGTCCGCCAACAACGTGTCCTACGCTGCCGATGTGTACGTGGCCAGGGTTACCGCCGCTATCGTGGGGGTGGCCGGCGTGGTCAACGCCACCAACGTGCAGCTCAACGGCGGTACGGCAGATCTCCTCCTGACGGAGACGGGCGAAACCCAGCAGGTGCCCGTAATAGGGACGGTGACGCTGAATGAATCCAATTGAGCTGGATACCAGCCTGCTGTCCCTGCTGCCCCCGTGGTACCGGGAGGTGCTGGACTATCAGCAGATCTGCTTGACCGAACAGCAGCAGTTTGAGGCCCTGGCGGAGGAAATCGTGGGTGTGGCTGACAATTTCTTTTTCCAGACGATGGACGAGAGGGCGGTTGGCATGTGGGAGCAGGTATTCCGAATTGTACCAAACCCACAGGTGGAAAGCCTGGCATTCCGAAGGACCCGCGTGCTCAACCGCATTTCTACCCGTCCACCCTATACCCTGGGATTCCTCTATCAAAAGCTGGACGAGCTGATCGGGCCGGGTGAATGGAAGGTCACGGTAGACTACCCAAACTACACACTTTATATCGAAAGCGCGGCCCAAAACCAGAACTACGCCACCGAGCTGGCTTTCACCATCAACCGTATCAAACCGGCGCATATCGTGTGGGTCAATTCCCCCTTTGTGCGGACGGGGCTGCTGCTCTCCGAGACAATTTCGTCCGCGCAGAGAATTTATAACTACAAGCTGGGGGCGTGGGAGCTGGGGCGGCTGCCCTTCGCAACCGACGGCCCAGAGGGAGTGATTAAGATGCCTGAGACGCCATCCATCCAGCAGGCCCTCTTGGCCGGTGTGGCCAACTTCGTCAGCGGCGATGTGGCCTCCGCCCGGGTCAACGGAACAGTTGCGATTACCGGACTGACCAAGACCGTGGAGGGGTCGGAGCTGACCGTCACCTATACCATCATGCCGTCCCAGGCCACAGAGATCACCGCCCTGGAACTGCTGGATGCAGAGGGGAATATCCTCACGTCCTCCACCGTGTATATCCCTGTTACCACGAATGTGGTCTTGAAGCACATTATCCCTGTAGCGGAAGGAGTGGTAAGCAATGGCTGAAAATCCGATCAAAACTCCGCTTCCGGCGGACTTGCCGGAGGACTGGACCGGCGGACAGACCGTGGCCCCCACCGGGGCAGAGGTGGGCTTGAGCGAGCAGCACGGCTACAACTACCTCATGGAGCAGGTCAACGCCGCGCAGACGGCCGCTAAAGAGATCGGAGAGGCATTTTCGGGACTGGCGACGCTGGGGCCCGATGGCAAGGTGCCCGCCGGGCAGCTCCCTGACATAGGTGGATTCTATGAGGTGGAGGAGGCGGTGCCTCCGGCCTCCCGGAAGGCAAATACGCTCTATGGCCTGATTCTGGCGGATTATACAGGGACAGGAGGTGAGGGGTAATGGCACAGGTCTATGTCTGGGGAAAATACAACTTGAATGTCAAATATGAGGAAGATCACTCTGCGCATGCCCCTAAACAAGGGGATATCAATAATTTTTGGGTTGGTAAGAGCTATTCCTTTAGCGCTGTGAGGGGGAAATATACCCTCAATAACGCACTTGAAATGAGTAGGGAGAATGACGCAGCTCAATACCCATATGCCATTGATGGAGCCATGGCCGGAGACGGTGTGTATTACGCGGAAGAAGCGTACGGAATTAACAAAACAGCAGGCTGGATTTCGAGCTCTGGTAAGTTGGCGTATAGAATACCTGATACACTCTCTGGGAAAATCTTCTATCCAGTCTATTATGGTGCCAAGACCATAAAAGAGAAGGGCGTGTACATTGAAGATGTGACCAGTGAATCCGAAAATACCTATCCAAAAGACGGAATTAGTGGAAGCTACTATTATGTATTTAAGTATGCAGTTCCCGGTGTGCCGTCCATCACAGTTCCAGGTGCCGCCATGATTGGCCATGCGGTCGATATTTCCTGGGAGGCCGCAGACAGCGCGGAAAGCTACAAACTGGAGCGCAGGGTGGATTCCGGAGGCTGGACGCAGGTTTACGCAGGAGACGACCTGACCTATACCGACACGGTGCAATCCGGTTGGACAAGCGTGCAATATCGTATCTCCGCCGGTATCTCCGGTGTATACGGCGGCCTCACTGTGTCCAATGTGGTGAGTATTATCCCTGTATCCTCCCTCGTTATCTCCGGCACTGACGGTAATCTTGGCACCGCCAAGGCACCAGTGACGTATTCTGTAACCAGCGATACGGACAGCCCCATCACAGTGACAGAGATAATCAACGGCCATGAGCGCACGCTAACACCTACCAGCGGCCAACTGATCACCATACCCGTGTCCATGCTCGACCCCGGTGCAGGGGCGATCACCATCAAGGCCAGCGTGCAGGCGGCCAGCGGCGCGGTGAATCAGACCCGGAACTGGACATACACCAAGACGCCCCTGGCGCTGCCTGTTGACCCGTACCGGGTGGAGCGGATGCAGGGTAAGGAGTGCGACATCTTTCCGCAGACGCTGGCCGAAGCGGTATTTATGCCGGATGGTAGCAGCGTTGCAGGGCCTGTGATTGGACGGAATGTGATACGTAGCTACCCTGTCGCCTCCGGCCAGAGCATCCAGGCGGGCGACGTGGTGGATGTGGTGGAAGGGAAGGCGCAGAAGACCCTCACGCCGGTGGCAAATGTAGAGACGGTGTTGCTGGAACGCGCAGTAACCCATATGGCCGTGTGTGATTTAAATTCGGAATACGCAGTTGTCGCAAATTCTAAAGATAATGGTTTTAACCACGCTGCATTCCTTATAAGCAAAAAAAACCGGGAAAAGAGTCGGAGACAACAATTACGCAAATGAAACGACGATAACCGGCCTTAGTATCGCCCGTCTGAGCGATACGCAGTTTTTGATAGGGTATGTAGAAAACCGTGCACTATATGTAAAGCTTGGTACAGTTTCTGGAAACAGCATTTCCTTTTCACAAAGTGAAAGCGTAGATGCCGCATTTTATAATCTCTTCGCACTCGCAGAGCTGACAAACGGTCGGGTAGCAGTTGTCTACAGCGCTCTCATTGCTGGATCAAATAAGTTGCGGATGAGAGTGTTCACTCTGTCTTCCTCCAGTCTCGGGAGTATATATACGAGAGATATTACGGGTGAGTCATCAGGCGAAATCTCTGCGACATCCATGAACGATGGGCGTGTATGCATCTGCTATGTCGATTTGAACGATGGGAATAAAGGAAAGGTGCTCATTGCCGCCGTTGACAGCTCAAATGCGGTGACGTGGGGCGATGTGGCGGTATTCAATGACACTTATACAGCAAAGCCGAGGTGTGCATCAAACCAAAAAGGAAATGTTGTCATATCTTATTACTCAAGCAGCCCTGTAGGGGTCGCGGCGAGGACATGCATCGTATCTGGCAACACTATCATTCCACGATTCGCTCCATTACAAATTACAAGTACATCAGGTGTGATTGAGAATACAATCGCACAGATTCCAGGAGCTTGTGTTGTCTCATGTGAAAACGGAAATGCGTACCTTCTACTTAATGAAGGAAGCGAATTATCGCTTGCTGCAACCTACAAATTTTTGCACTCAAGCGGCACATCTAAATCGTTAGATATTACGGCAATAGCCAATAAGCAAGTGCTGCTTTGTTATTCTGCTGCAGGCAACTCTGGTTACGGAACCTCCACCATTTTGACCGCCTCCGGCAACCAGATCGCGGGCAGCTTTATCAACGGTAGCCAGGACGCCATCGCCCTCAAGAGCGGTACAGCCGGACAGAGTATCGAGGTCATCTACTCCGGCACCGTGGCGGCGGACTGGGTGACGGAGGGACAGGTCATCACCAGCCACGGAGTGTATGGCGCGGGTGTGCTGGCCGGGGTGCTCCAGGTGTGGAGTAAGTATATGCCAAGAGGCCACAAAATGGTTACAGGAATTTTTATTGGACGGCAGGCCTCAACAAGTGACCTAACAAATAATATAGAACTTGGGTTTAGACCACAGTATATTGTCGTTTTAAGCGAGGCCAGCCCAAACACAAGGCGTATTGCATTGCCGGGTCTGACTTACCGTTGGAACGCAAATGATATTTCAAGTAATGATGGTTTGACGATAACAGATACAGGATTTCTTATAGCCAATAATACCACAAACAATAATGAAAAGTATCATTATGTTGCATTTGGCTAAAGTGGAGGTAGGAACTATGACCATCATCCAAATTGAACCGCTGGAAACCGGCCAGCACCCGATCCAGAGCCAGAGCGGGCGGCGCGCCTGCTGGCTGGATGGCTACATAGAGGTGCCCGCCCACCTCCATGACACGGTGTGGGCGACCTATGGCTGGTGTGACCTCCAGATTGAGGAGGGCAAGCTGGTGGGTGTCACGCCCACGGAGCGGCCCCCAGAGCCGGAGCCGGAGCCCCAGCCGCCCTCCGCAGAGGGCATCACCCTGGACATGCTGGCCGAGCACGAGGAACGACTTTGTATGTTGGAAATCACCACCAATGCTGTTTGAGGAAGGGGAAGGACATGAACACGGTATTTAATCTCTGCAAGCTGCTTATTGACCGGGGCCGCACCGACGGCCTCCAGGACAAGATGGATGTCTATCTCGCCGCCGACCGGCTCACCCCGGAGGAGTACCAGGAGCTGGCCGGGCTGCTGGCCCCGGAACAGTAATCAACAGCGGGATCGCTGGATAAAAGGATGTGAATCAAATGAGTAAGATCATTACATATGTCCCGCTCTCGTCCGTGGAGCGGATTGAGCTGAGAGTCACCAACTGCCGCAAGACGCTCTCTCAGGTCAAGGCTGAAACAAAGGCTCATTACGTGCTCAATGGCGGCATGTGGAACCCAGACGGCACCCCCTGCCCGCTGCTTAAGGTGGGCGGGGCGATGCTCTCCGGCACGCCCTGGCGGGCGGTGGGCTACGCCTGGGACAAAGGCCCGGACATCCGCATGACCTCCGAGTACGGGGGAGCGGCCAACTTTATCGCTGTGACCGCCCTCGTTACCTCCGGCAAGCCGGTGGATAAGCCCTCCTACGGATCAGCCCAGGGAGGCAAGAGGGGGCGCAGCGCCATTGGCCTGCGTGGTGGCAGTCTGGCCCTCTATTGTTCTGGCGATGGGACCGGAGACGCAGCCACGCCGGAAACTCTGCGGGACGAGCTGGCCGGGCTGGGCTGGGCCTCCGCCGTTATGCTGGATGGGGGCGGCTCCAGCCAGTGCGACTTTGGCGGAGAGCGCATCACCGCCAGCCGCAAGGTGCACAACTGGATTTGCGTGTATCTCAAGCAGGCGGAGCAGACACCGCCGGAAGAGGAGGACAAGCCTATGAGCAAGTACACCGTGACGCCCAGCATCGGCGTCAACATCCGCAGCGGCCCCGGCACCAGTTACGGCAAGGTGGGGGCGTACCCCATGGGCACGGTGGTGGACGTGCTGGAGGTCCGGGACGGCTGGGGCAGGACGACCAAGGGCTGGGTGTCCCTGGCCTATCTGGAGGCCGTGAGGGCCCCTCAGAGGGTCACAGATACGGGCCTCGCCATCCAAGAGGATATCATCTCTGACTGGCGTCGGAATAGGCCGGGCAGGGATACCAACCCGGGGGCCTATATCACCATCCACGAGACCGGCAACGCGGCCAAGGGCGCCGATGCCGCGGCCCACGGGGCCTATCTGGACAGCGACGCCGGGGAGCGCGATATGGTGAGCTGGCACTACACCGTGGACGACCACGCCATTGTCCAGCATCTGCCCGACTACGAGACGGCCTACCATGCCGGGGACGGCAAGGCCGGGCCGGGCAACACCACCAGCATCGGTATCGAGATCTGCGTCAACGCCGGAGGGGACTTTGAGGCGGCCAAAGCCAACGCGGCTGCCCTGGTGCGCCTGCTCATGGAGGAGCACGGCATCCCGCTGGACAATGTAGTCCAGCACAACCGCTGGAACGGCAAAGACTGTCCCAAGACCATCCGGGCCACCGCCGGGGCCTGGGAGGCGTTCCTGGTCCTCTGCAACGGGGAGCCGGTAGACGCCGAGCTTTCCGCCGCTGTAGACAAACTGGCCGCGAAAGGGCTTATCAATAGCCCCGATTATTGGAAGGGCGGGGACTACTCCGCCGAAAATGTGCAGGCACTCATCATCAAGTGGGCGGCCTCGCTTTGAGAAAGGAAGGTACATGACATGATCAACTGGAAAGTCAGACTGAAGAGCCCCGCGTTCTGGACGGGGCTTATCGGCGTGCTCGGCGCGTTTGCGGTGGGTATGGCACAGCTCTTTGGGGTGGACATCACCGCCGAGGCCGGGAGCTGGCAGCAGGCGCTCACTGCCCTGGTCACGGCCGTATTTGGCGTGCTGGCCCTGGTGGGTGTTACCACCGACCCGACCACTAAAGGGCTGGGGGATAGCGCACAGGCCCTCACCTACCACAAGCCAAAGGACGACAGGGAGGGCTGAGTATGCCCGAAAACGATTGCCCTATCAATGGGGTAAATTGTGTGTCCATCGCCCGCGTGGAGGCACTGGAGCGGGCGTTAGAGGCACAGAAGCAGCATAGCTCACTTGCGCGCGAAAAAATCTATGACCGGCTGGGTGAGCTGGAACGTGGTATGGCCACGGTTACCACACAGTACGGCAATATCATCGACCGGCTGTCCTCAATGTCGGCCGACCTGAACGCCTTGAAAGAGAAGCCGTCCAAGCGGTGGGAGACGGTCGTGGCGGCTCTCATTACGGGCGCGATAGGGTATCTTCTGGCTAGTATCGGGATCGGGTAATTTCGCACACTGGACGGTGCAGCGGATAGGTTGGGCAGCCAGGAGCAGAAAAAAGTAAATAGGCAAGAAAGAGGGGGCACCAAGATTAAGTGCCCCCTCTCGTTATTGACATCCATAATACTCCATGATATCCTAGGATAAAATAAAAGAATCTAAAAAATATTTGGGTAATGCATGGGTAAAACTGGGCGATAGGTTGCGGAGCTACTGCGGCGCAATGGAAACGGAAAATATTTGGCAGACTGTAAATCTGTTGCGATTCGCTTCGGTGGTTCGAATCCACCCTCCTCCACCAAAAAATGTCTCGCCAGTCGGCGGGGCATTTTTTCGCATCTGGGATCTCCAAATGGTGATACTGAACGAATGAAATAGAACCTATGTTCGATTACGAGGCTATAATAACACCAAATGGAGATAACAGTCAAGGGCTTTTTTCTGGTTTCTGTTGCAAATGGTGATAAAATATGATAGGATAGCCCCAATAATGGGACAGGAGGGACGGACAGATGGAGCGGGAGAGCAGCCTTGGCGGCCGCCTGCGCCGCCTGATGGAGGAAGAGGGACTCAGCTATGAGCAGCTGGGGGAGCGCCTGGGGATGAACCCACAGACGCTGAACCGCTATGTGCTGGGCCAGCGGGAGCCGAAAATCGGCACGGCCTCCGCCATGGCCGCCGCCCTGGGTGTGGACCCCCTGTGGCTGTTGGGCTACGATGTGCCCCGCCGTACCGGACAGCGGCAGTCCGTCCCCATCCTGGGCACTATCCGGGCGGGGCTGCCCATGGCGGCCGAGCAGCGGGTGGAGGGCTGGGCCACCGCCGACGTGGCGGAGCCGGAGGAGCACTTCTTCCTGCGGGTCACCGGCGACAGCATGATCAACGCCGGTATCCGGGACGGGGATCTGGTGCTGCTGCGGCGGCAGGATACGGCGGAGAACGGCCAGATTGTGGCCTGTCTGGTGGACGGGGAGGACGCCACCCTCAAGCGCTTCCGCCGCCAGCGGGACATGGTGCTCCTCCAGCCGGAGAACCCCGTCTATGAGCCCAAGCTGGTCCCCCTGTCGGATTTTGAGACCGGCGCGGCCCGCATCGTGGGCGTGGCGGTGCGCCTGGTGCGGGAACTATAAAAAGGAGAGATGCGGAATGCTGACCGAGGATTGGATGATGCGCCAGGTGGACGCCCTGGCCCGCTCCATTGCCTATCTGGTGTTTCAGAAGGAGTCCACGGGCTATGTGCCCGCCGGGGCGGCGGAGGACGCCGCGCTGGACGAGCTCCACCGTCGCCTGCTGGAGAAGGTCAACGCCGGGGACATCGGCGGGGCGGAGGATCTGCTCTTTGCGGAGAGCGATCCCGACGACCGGCGTTATCTGGAGCTGGCGGTGGACTTCTATGCCCGGCTCAACGACCTAACCGACGCCCAACTGGAGGCGGCGGGCTTCGGCCGGGACGAGCTGGAGGAGGGCCTGCGGGATATGGCGGGCCGGTTCGGCGTATCGCTGCTGTAGTCAGAGGAGGAGTTGGAATGAAGGTGGAATTCGGAGCCATGGAGGAGACCGCCATCCCCGGGTTCAAGGGCGGCGAGGGAGTGACCCACGCCAGGATGTTTGCGGACGGGTGCAACCGCATCATGCGGGGGCGGCTGGAGCCGGGGTGCTCCATCGGCCTGCACACCCACGAGGGGAGCAGCGAAATTGTGTACGTTCTCTCCGGCACAGGCAAGGCCCTGTATGGCGGCGGCGAGGAGCGCCTGGCCCCGGGGGACTGCCATTACTGCCCGGAGGGACACGCCCACTCCCTGGTCAACGACGGGACACAGACGCTGGAATTCTTTGCGGTGGTGCCCCAGCACGGATGAGCGGAATATAGGACAAGGCCCGGCGGACGCAAACGCGTCCGCC